GAACTACGCGCTCGCCTACGACATCCCTGTCGAAGACCGCGCGAACATGGACGCCGCCCTTCAGTTCGAGTTGGAAGCGGGCAGCATCCGCTACCTGACCGACAAACTCATGCTCGACTACGACCGTCGCACGCTCAACGCTGCGGTCACGGGCGTGAGCACGACTTTCCTCACGGGCAGTTCGTGGACGGCAGGCTCCAACCCCGGCGACCCGGTGAGCATCATCTGGCGTATGCAGGAGCAGGTGCAGCGCGTCACGGCGCAGAAGCCCAACAGTCTCATCTTCGGATGGCAGGCGTGGAACTTCGCGCGTCGCAACGCGAACATGCGCAACTTCGTCCTCGGTCTGAACAACGGTGGCGGCTCGGTCACCCGTCAGGCTGTGGCGGCTGCGTTCGAGGTCGAGCGTCTGCTCGTCGCCAACGCGTTCTACAACCCCGCCAACGAGAACCAGGCTGCGGCGTTCTCCAACTACTTCCCGTCGGATGCGGTGCTCGCGTACTACGCGCCGCTGTCTCCGTCGCGCGAAGCGCCGTCGTTCATGTACTCGTTCCGGTGGACTGCGCCCGAACTCGGACAGCCCTTCGCGGCCATCCGTCACGAGTTCGACACCCGCAACCGTCTCGACGGTGTCGAGGTGCAGTATTATCAGGACGAGCGCGTGACCGGCTCGGAGTACGGCGTGCTGCTCTCGGGCGTCGGCTCGGCACAGGCCAACGGCCTGACCTGATGGCGTAGCGGCACACCATCCTGCTGCTGTGTGCTGCAAGAGCCCCGAGGTCGAACAGGCTTCGGGGCTCTTTTCTTACGGAGAAACGAGATGCCCTACTACATCCACGAAGGCACCCCCGAGTTCCTGACCGACGAGCAAGCGACCGTCGATGTGCAGGCTGTCGGTGACTTCGAGTCCCTCTGCGCTTTCGTCATGGAAGGCGGCAACCCCAACGACGCGGTCGCGCTCGTCGAGCGTCTGCGCGCCGCCATCCCGCTGCTCCCGCCGCTTCGCGCGTCCTACTGGACTGCCGAACTCGCGCGCATCGGAGTAAAGTCCCCTGCACCCAAGCCGTCGAAGGCGTCGAAGACGCCCGTCGCGCGGCCCGCTGACGACCTCTAACCCACATCACCACGCCGACAGGAGGCACAAAGTGACAAGCGAACTCAAGGGCACGCAGCCCAAACTCCCCGGAATGACCATCGTCATCCACAGCATGGGTATGCCTTTCAACGGGCACACCGTCAAACGCGAGTCGCTCGGCGGTAGCGAAAGCGCCGCGTACTACCAAGCAGTCGAACTCGCCCGCCGCGGCCATCGCGTCATCTGTTGGACTACGCTCGAAGGCCCGGACGAGACCATCGACGGCGTCAACTTCTGCTTCATGGGCCGACCGACGCAGGAAGCGCCGCTCGGTGACCGCTTCGAGTTCTACGCGCGCAACACGCCGCACGATGTCCTCATCATCCAACGGCACCCGGCAGCGTTCCATCGGCAATACGCCTCGAAGGTGAACATCTGGCAACTCCACGACCTCGCGCTTCATCGCAGCGCGGCGCCTGTCGTTACGGGCCTCTGGAACATCGACGCTGTCACCACGGTGTCCGACTGGCACGCGCAGCAAGTGCGCGAGGTCTACGACATCAACCCCGAAGTGATGCACACCGTGCGCAACGGGGTCGACCCTGCGCTGTATGCTTCGTCGCGTGGCGACCGAGTCATCCGTGTGCCGGGGCTTGAGCGCGCAACCCGCTCGAACCCGTCTTCGCTGCTTCTTCCCGACAAGCCGTTCATCCTGCTCTACCAGTCGCGCCCGGAGCGCGGCCTCGAGCATCTGGTGCGCCCCGGCGGCATCATGGAGCGCTGCCGCAACCTGCCCGTCCACCTCGTCGTGTGCGGCTACGACAACACGACCGACGCGATGCGCGGGTACTACGACCAACTGCGTTCGTGGGCCGACGCGCTCCCGAATGTGTCGCATGTCGGCTCGCTCGACAAGGTGACGCTCGCGGAGTTGCAGAAGGCGTCCGACCTCCTCATCTACCCCACCAAGTTCGAGGAGGTGTCCTGCATCACGGCGATGGAGGCGATGCACGCGGGTCTGCCGCTGCTCACGACCGACGCCGCCGCACTTCCCGAGACGACTGCGGGCACGGGCACGCACCGCATCGCGCTCGTCAACGGCGAAGTCGACGAGAACGGATTTGTCGACTGGCTCGTCGACACCTTCGGTGGAGCCCTTGTCGACTATCCGGCCCCGCTTTCCGCGCTGCGCTTGCAGCACGCAAGCGGGCTTGCGGAGAATCCGCGCACATGGAGCGCGGCGGTCGACGGACTGGAGGCGTGCATCGTTGCTGCCATCAAGCGTCGCCAGTCGCCGTCGTCCATCGCGCGGCATTGCATCGAGCACAGCGACATCGGCTTCCTGCGGTGGTACCTCGATTCGTGGACGACGGGCATCGACGACACCATCCTGCTCGGCACGGGCGAGGAGTTCGAGCGCTTGTACGGGTTCACGGAGTCGCAGGAGGCGTATACCGCGCACTACGCGAGGCACCAGAGCGCGTACTACGACGAGTTCGAGGAGCGCGTCATCGGAGAGGATGTGACAGGTTCGACGCGCTTCCGTGGTGTCGCCAACATCGTCGGTCGCACCATCGTCGAACACCCGGAGCGCAGCACGCGGCGGCTCCAAGTCCTCGACTACGGCTGTGCGCACGGGCACTACTCGGTGCCGCTCGCCAAGGCGTATGGCGAGGCAGCGGACTTCCACGGCCTCGACATCTCCGCACGCGCGGTCTCGGCGGCGAACAAGTGGGCAGAGCGTGATGGACTCACGCATTGCCTCAACTTCCGGCAGGGCGACCAGTCGACGCTCGACGCGGATGGGATGCGCTACGACATCATCCTGGCCTGTGAAGTGGTCGAGCATGTGGACGACTACCACGCCCTGTTGGAGCGCCTCCGCGCGTGTCTCCTGCCGGGCGGCGTCCTCATCGTCACCACGCCCTGCGGGCGGTGGGAGTCGTCGGGTGTCGAAGCGTTCCGCACGGGACGCGAGCACCTGCATCACTTCGAGCGCGCCGACATCCAAGACATCTGCGGCTCGCACCGCCACGAAATCTACCACGCACCCGCATCGCACGACCGCTCGGGCTTCCCGCTCGGGTCATGGGTCTGGGCGGTGTGGCCGACCGCCGGGATGCCGCTGTGGAAGGTCAACTACGGGCGCAAGTTGTCCGTGCTCGTCCCGGCGCGGCAGAGCATCTCGGCGTGCCTCATCGTCAAGAACGGCGAGGCGACCCTGCGCAAGTGCATCTCGTCCTTCGTCGACTGGGTCGATGAGGTGGTCATCGCCGTCGACCCCGCGACGAGCGACCGCACGCTCGAGGTGGTCGGACATCTGCGTGACGAGTTCCCGAACCGTGCCATCCGCACGGTCGAAGGGCTCGCGGCTCTGGAGCACGGATTCGCGGCGGCACGCAACCGCAGCATCGAGTCGGCCTCCGGTGACTGGATTCTCTGGGTCGATGCCGACGAGGAAATCCGTGACCCGTGGCGCCTGCACATGCTCGCGCGTGGCTCGCATCACAACGGCTACGGCTTCGCGCAGATTCACTACTCTGCCGACCCGCCGCAGGTGCTCACGACCGACTATCCGTGCCGGATGTTCCGCAACCGCAAGGGCATCCAGTTCCACGGCTTCGTGCATGAGCACCCCGAGACGAAGATGGGCGAAGCGGTCAAGTACAGCATCGCTCGACCGGAGGTGAAGTTCCTGCACAGCGGCTATGTGGACGAGGAGACGCGGCGCGGTCGGTTCCGTCGCAACCTCCCGCTGCTCATGCGCGACCGTGCAGAGAACCCGGAGCGCACGCTCAACAAGTTCCTCGCCATCCGCGACATCGCGCAGGGCATCGTGTTCGAGTTGGAGCAGACGGGCGGTCGCCCGATGCCTGACCACGCGGAGCGTGCACGCGAGGGCATCGCCATCATGGAGCAGATTGCTGCGGAGCCGCAGTTGAAGATGCTCACCGATGCCATGCCGTACTACTCGCAATGCGTCGTGTCGTCTGGCGTGTCGGGGTTCGATGTGGATGTGAGCGTCAAGGTCGACCGACCCGAAGCGCCGGGCACCGCTGCAACGATGGGTCTCAAGGGCAAGTTCCACTCGCGCGAGTTCTTCGCGCAGGTCATCAACAAGTTCGCCACGGAGAGCACGAAGGTCTATGAGTCACGATACTTCTGACCGTCTCTACACGCAGCGGGAAGTCGATAACCTCATCGACTCCATCCTGCCGCGTGGTGAGTGTGATGTACGGGTCATCCGCGCTGACGGCAGCGTCGAGACCAAGACGCTGCGCAATGTCGTCACGCAGTACGGCCTCAACCGCATCGCCAATCGGGCGATACAGGCAGCGGGCACGACTCCGTATTTCGTCATCGCGGTCGGCACACAGACGGCGGCGCACTCGCTCGGTTCCGTGCAAGCGGGACTGGGCGAGGTCATCCGCAAGACCTCCATCGGCGGCGCGGGTGCGCAGTCACGCGAATGGCTGTACCTCACATGCACGGTCGGTGGGTTCGCGGACAGCGTCACTTCGGTAGCGCTCGACTCGGTCGGCATCACGGACTTCCCGAACAGTTACGCGAACCCCTCGTCCATCTCCTTCGGCAACATGCTGAACGGACTCGGCGTGACGCTCGCCAACAGCGACCTGCTCAATCTCACCGTGCGCATCCGCATCGGCTCGCACGACTTGGGGCACAGCACATGATGGCGCGGCAACCGGCGATGGAGTGGCGACCGGCGCTCGAGGGCGGCACATGGCTGCTGCGCACCGAGACGCCGCTCCCTGCATGGGCGGTCAAGCGGTGCGTCGAGTTCATGCTCAAGGTGCAGGCTGCGCGGCGCTTGGGCTTGATGCCAGGCGATACCCGCGATGACCTCGATGCGAGCGTGACCGCGCTGCGCGCCGGGAAGGTCAAGCAATGGGCGGCGGGCGCACAGATGGACGGCAGCGGCGAAATCGAAGTATTCCGCGCGACCGAAGGCACGGGCAAAATCATCTCACTCGGAGCGTAACGACATGGCAGCGACTTGGAGAGCAACGGGCGGCGCAATCGCCTACGCATCGGCAAAAGATATGCTCGATGTGTTCAACGCAACTGGCACGGCGCGGGTCATCCGGGCCTACCGGATGTATTGGTTCAACAACGGCACGACGGCTGTAACGGGTGTCATCACGACCGGACAGGTTCGACGCATCACGGCGGCGTCGGCGGGTACTGCGGTGACTCCGGTCAAGCACGACTCGAACTCGTCGGCTTTGGACGCGAACACGACCTGCGGCACGAACCGCACGGTAACGGGTACGGACATCTTCCGTCGCTTCCTGTTCGTCAACGAGGAGCCGGTGGTTGGCGGCACGACGCAGGCCAACTGGCTGACGCTCGTGCCGTTTGCTGAAATCTGGAACGCCGGATACGGCGACACGAATGTGGAGCCTGTCGTTTCCCGCGCATCGGAAGGCGTCCAGTTGTTCCACAGCGGTTCTTCGGCGGTCGGCACGGCTGACCTCGAAATCGAGTTCACCGACGCGGCGACCTGACGCATGGCTACGCTCCGACATCTTACCTGTGGCCACGAGTGGGTCGTGTCGGACGAACTGGCCGAGCGCGTCGAGCAGGACATCAACGGCGGGCAGGGCAACACCTCCCCGCCCGTCCGCTGTCCCGGCTGCGGAGTTCTCGACCGGTATTCGCGCTTCGATGTGGTGAGCGAGGCACCGCCCGATGGCTGAAACGCTGTACCTCAAAATGGATGCCGTCGATGTCCGTCCGTTGGAAGATGGACTGCTCGGCATCTTCAACAACGAGACCGCGGACGACCGTCGCTATTTCGAGCTGGTGTCGCTGCGGGTATCGCCGTCTGCGCCGCTGTCGAACAACACCGCTGCGGTAGGCAAGCCCGGCAGTCTGTCCATCAAGCGCATCACCGCGCTGACTGGCGGGGATAGCATCACGCCGATTCGGATGGACACGGCTGATTCTGCGCTCCCGGCGCAAGTCCTCGTTCGCAACAATCCCGACAGCGTGACGGCAACCGATGTTTTTCGGCGCATCGCGGACGCACCGGCGTACTCGCTGACCGCTACCAACGCGCAGTTCTCGTCCGCGACTTACGGCGGGTCGATGGTCACGCACCAAAAGGCGCACTTCGCTGACATCTTCCGTGGCGGCGAGAGCGTAGATGTCGAGCCGATTATCTTGCGCGAAGGGCAGGGCGTCGGCCTGTTTCAAGACGCCTATGGCACTCAACATTCAATGCAGACGGCTGCGGTGGTCACGAACACGGCAACCGGTGCGACCTACATCTGCCGTTCGGTTGACCTATCAACAGACCGCCGGTTGAATGAAGCGGTTCTCGCCATTTTCAACGGCAGCGGCTCGGGCGTGGTTCTCGCGGTGCGACTCTGGGTTTTGCCGATGGACGGTGAGGCTGTGCTGACGCCGCAACTTCGGCTTTGCCGGATTGCCGGTGTCGCGCTCGGTGGCGACACGGTGACGCCGATTCGCCCTGACACATCCAAGTCCGTACCGTCCGCGTTGCAGGTTGTTCGCGGCTCGTTTCAACCAGTCATTGCGGGAGAGTGGCAAGCGGATTACTACCAGACGCACGGCCTGACCTACCAAGGCGCAGGCGCAGCGCAGCAAGCGTGGAACAAGGCGCAAATCGACGCCGGAACACTATCACGCTCCACCAGAGCGCAGGACTTCCGCGCCATCGGCGAGACTCCGGGCATGCGTACTGGCACGATGGACGATGACCTGCTGTTTAACGCCGCGCCGGGCAAGGGCATCATCATCAAGCCGGGCGACGGCCTCGGCCTCGTGGCCGGGAATACCGTTGCGGTTGCTGGAACGCAGGCCATCGGAAGCAACTCGACCTTTGTCAACTTCGACATCGAGGCGGTGCTGCTGCACTACCCGCCCCCGGCAGCGGGCGGCAACACCTACTCGAAGACTCGCGTCGTCAATGCGGGGTAACTGAACCATGCTCAAGAAATCGACTGCGCGGAACCTCATGGTCTTTCTGACCGATGCGACCGACCATGTGTCGGGACTCGCCGGGGCGACGCTCACGCTGTCGCTATCGAAAGACGGCGGCGCGTTTGCGACCATCACGCCAACTGTGACGGAGCGCGGCAACGGGTGGTACAACATCGCGCTCACGACAGCGCACACCGACACTCTCGGCGACTTCGTCCTCCGCATCACCGCGAGCGGTGCCGACCCTATCGACCTGCGCACTATCGTGCTCTCGTCCATCCCCGGCGAACTGCCGACCGAACTCATCGAGGACACGCTCACGCTCAAGGACATCATGCGCATCCTGCTCGCGGTAAACGCGGGCGATGCGTCAGGGCTTGAGGGCGCGACGATGACCTTCAAGAGCCGCGACGGTGTGACGACGCGCATACAGGCCAGTTACTCGTCCGGTGCTCGCACCATCACGACCTTCACGCCCTGACCGTGAGTTACTTCGGCAAATACGACGGCAGTTACCCCGGCGCATGGTGGGGTACAGACGCGGGCGGCGGGGTCATCTCGCGCACGATGTCGGACTCGCTCGTCGTGGCCGACTCGTTCCTGCGCGTCCGCTACCTCACGCGCCGCCTCGATGACGCTGCGACCGCGACCGATGGTCTCATCTTCGAGGTCATCGGTGCGGGTGGGCAGGTGTTCGTGGCGGTGATGACCGACACGCTCACGCCGACCGATGCGCTGCTCCGTCGCATGACGCTTCGTCGCGTGCTGTCGGAGGATGTCGCGCCGACCGACGAGTTGCTCCGTCGACTGGGCCTCACGCGCGTACTATCGGAGTCGGTCACGCCGTCCGACGCCATCGTCCGCAGCGCCATCCGCTCCCGGCTCATCACCGAGTCCCTGCTTGCGACCGACGCCGCGCAACGCTTCGCCGTGCGAGCGCGCATGCTCCAGGACTCGGTCGACGCGTATGATGCGCTTGAGCGCGCACGCTACCTGCGCCGTGTGGCCGACGAAATGCTCGAACTCGCGGACGCCTTCGACGCGTCTGTCGTCTTCGGCCTTACCTACGGCACACGCATCCGCATCGGTGTCGCGCCGTCTGCCGTACTCGGCTCTTCGACCGCCAATGTCGCGGTGCTTGGCGCCGACCCTGCCGCCATCGTACTCGGAGGCTTCAACACGCTATGACCGCCGCCAATGTCGTCCACGGACAGGCATACGACACGCTGACGCTCACATGGGTGAACTGCGGCGCGGCCCCGAGCCGCATCGTCTCCAACCTGTATGACACAAGCGAGACGCTCGTCTCGTCGGTCGCAGGGGTGTCGAGCGGTAACGGGTACTACTATGCGCCGCACACGCTTCCCGGCAGCGCGCAATGGCTCGTCAATCGGTGGTGGGCGACCATCAACGCGAACACCTACGCGCGGTCGCAGTTCGTCGAGGTGCAGGAGATGCGGGTATGAGCACGCGATACATCGACTGGACGGATGTCGCCAACCGCTACGGCGATGCCGTGCGCAAGGGCGACCAAGTCAAACTGGACGACGCCTTCATCCGCTACGCGGAAGCCGAGGTCGACGCGCGACTGTCCGCGCGCTACGCGGTGCCCTTCGTACCGGGAAGCGTCAACGCGCCGCTCCAAGTGCGCGACCTCTGCATCGACCTCGCCTACTACAAGATGGTGTGGCAGCAACCCTTCGCCAAGGAATTGCGCGAGTCCATCGACGCGCGCTTCGACCGACTGGGTTCGGGCAAGGAAGTCCTCACCACGGCCTCTGGTGCGTACCTCGAGGCACCCGGCGAGGCGTGGTCGTCGACGGAGAAGTACCACAGCGTCTTCGGCCCCGATGACCCGACGCGGTGGACACCGTCGAGCATGGCGTACATCGACGCAGAAAACGCGAGGCTCTTCGGATGATTTCCGTAAAGGTATCGACCGACAATCTCAAGCGGTTTGGCGAAGCCGCTGCCGGTGTCAAAGATTTTACGCGCCCTAACCGCGAAATCGCCATCGAACTCTATCGGTGGATGCTGCGAAACTACGACAGCGGTGGTTCGCTCGTAGGTGGGTGGACGCCGCTCTCGCCGCGCACCGCTGCGTACAAGGCGAAGCGTGGGTGGTCGACCGTACCGCTTGCCCCGCGCACGGGACGGCTGCGCATGGGCTTCTCCTACTCTTCCAACAACGAGCGCGCGGTGGCGTTCAACCCCGTTCCGTACTCTGCGTACCACGACAAGGGCGCACCGTCGCGCAACCTTCCGCGCCGTCAACTCCTGCCGAACGCGGAGAATGTCGAGAAGTACGCGGCGCGAATCTATCAGGCCCATGTCGACAAGCACTTGAAGGGCAAGTCGTGATTCTCATACGCACAACAGATGTCTCGAGGGTCACGCGGGCCATACAGCAGGCACTCACGGAGTGGGACGCGCTCGCGGACAAGTCAGTCGAGATTACCCGCGCCGCCGAGCGCAACACCGACCCGAACCGCTGCCCGTGGGTCGGCATCTACCGCACAGGGGTCGACTACGGCGAAGCGCCGCGCGTCATGGGCCTTGGCAGCGGCTACCGCCGACAGCGCATGGATTTCGCGGTCGTTGTACAGGCTGCCGACCCGACATCGGGCGAAGAGTGCGAGGACAGGCTTGAGCCGCTCATCCAAGAGGTGACGAGCGCCCTACTGTCCGATGTCTCGTTGCGCGGCACCGTTTTGACAATCGACTCCTTTGCTGTTAGATACGAGAACTACGAGCGGGTCGGCGGCAGTTACTTTCAAGAGGCGGTCGTCTTCTTTTCGGCGACCCAGAACACTTCGGCCACAGATGTCTGACAGGAGACCATGTAGCGCATGAGTTACGGCACACAAATCAAGGTTGGTTTCGCTCGACAGACCGCGGGCGGCACCGCCGTCACCGCTGTCGGCTCGTTCCACGGCTTCGCGCTCACGAGCGAGGATGTGGGTCTGGAGAAGGACGAACTCATCTCCGAGAACCTCATCGGTCGGTTCGAGCAGGGTGCGACCTACGACGGCATCAACCGCATCACGGGCACCATCGACTTCGAGGTCACGCCCCGCAACCTGCTCACCGCGCTTGCGATGGCGGTCAACTGGTCGCCTCCGGTGCTCGCCTCGAGCGGCTCTCTGCGCGTCCACGAGTTCATGCCCAACACCGCTGACTTCGACGCCACCTATGTGAAGGCGCCGTTCACGATGTACAAGCAGTTCTCGGACTCGAACTCTGCCGAGCAATTCTTCGACCTGCAATTCGGCGGTCTCACGCTCGCCTTCGGGCAGGGTCAGTTCCTCAACGGCACGCTGACCCTCGCGGGTGGCGCGCGTTCTCCCACGGGCGTCGGCTCCGCGAACATCCTGCCCGACGCGGGCGATGTGGGCCGGCTGTTCCCGTGGAATGTGTCGAGCATCTCGCTCGGCGGCGCTGCGCTCACGGCGCAGAGCGAAATCTCGGTCTCTCTCAACGAGAACATGGATGCGCTGTACACCATCAACGGCACGCTCGCGCCGTTCAAGTACACGCGCACCGGGTTCCGCGAGGTGACCGTACAGGGTACCTTCTACATGGTCGACCGAGCGATGCTCAACGACTTCGTGGCGGGTACGCAGAAGCGGCTGCTCATCACCGCTATGAATACGCTTGCGTCGGTGCAGAGCGGATACTTCAACACCCTCACCGTGGATGTACCGCAACTGAAGATAACCGCGTTCAAGCCCGGCGCAAGCGGCCCCGGCGAAGTGTCCGTGTCCTTCACAGGTCGCGGTGTCATCGACCCCTCCTCCAACTACTCGCTGCGCATCACGACGGCGAGCACCTGGACGGCGGGCTTCTGATTCCAACGAGGTACTCATGTCCAAGTTCGTCCGCAACATCGTCATCAAGCAGGAGTTCGAGGGAGACACCGTCACCGTGACGCTGCTGCCGTTGAAGTACGGCGCAGCGCTGCGGATGCGAGGCATCGTCGACGGTACTGGCGACGCCGCAAGGTTCGTCGATGTCCTGCGCGAGATACTGCCCGAGCACCTTGTTTCGTTTGGTGGGCTACATGACGCGGGTGGTAGCGAAGTCGAGTCTGCTACGGTCTTCGAGCACGCTTACTTCGCGGTGTTGCTGGCGAACATCGGCATGGAATGGCTCAAAGAGAGTTCGCCAAAAAACTTGCCGCAGTCCGCGTAATCGCGCGTCGGCTCATCGCCGGACTGCACCAACTCGCGGAGCCGCAAGACCCGACACCCGGCGGGCTGCGAACAAGCGAGTGGGTCGAACTCTGGGGTCTGTGCCATGAGTATGACGAGGTCGGCAATGTAAAGCGGCGCGAGTGGCCCGAGACCGGAAGTCTGATAGAGCAGCCGTCGATGACGGTGACGATGTTCCAAGAGATAGGACATCAGCACTACCTACATCGGCAGCAAGTACAGCAACAACGCGAGGCGGCACGGCGGTAGATGGAAAACGAGGTTGGCATACGCGCAGTCGTCGAGGTAACCAACAAGGCTACCGCCCCGCTCACCGACCTGCAAAAACAGTTCGACGACCTCGGCAAACGGCTTGACGCGCTCGGCGTCAAAGCGCCGCAGGCAGGAACAAGCATCTCTGGTGCCTTGTCAGGGGTCAGCGCGTCGGCAGTTGACGCCGGGTCAGCACTCGACGCGGCGCTTGACGGAATCGACAAGTGGTCGTTGCTTGCCGGTGCTATAGGTGTCGCTACCGGGGCGCTCGCATTTCTCGCTGCCGACGCGTTCATCGTGTATGAGTCCATCAACAAACTGGACAAAGAGGTTCGCCGTTTCGGTGATGCTGCGGGGTTCACCACCGAACAACTAATCGACATGGCGACCAACATGGAGAAGGTGTCGCGCTTCTCCGCTGAATCTGCGCAACAGGCATACGGGCTTGCGCTTCGCTATGGGTTCGTGGGCGATGAGTTCGAGCGGTTCGCCAAGATACTGCCCGATGTCGCGGAGATGCTCGGCATGGAGTTGCCAGACGCGGCCGCATTCGCGGGACGCGTCATCATGGCTCCCGAAGCGTCGATGCGACAGTTGCGCACGGCGGGAATCTTTTTCAGCGAAGAGCAGCGCGAAGTCATCAAGTTGCTGCAAGAAACCGGGCGTGAGGCCGAGGCCGCATCGCTCATCTTCGACGAACTGGCGCGCGTAAGCGAAGGGCGTGCTGCGGAAGGATTGCAGACCTTCGAGGGCGCGCTCAAGCGCGTCTATCACCAGATAACGGAACTCATCGAACAGCCTGGGTTTGCCAAGTGGGCTATCGAGACCACCAACAGCATCTCCGACATCATCGTCGTGATGCGCGACAAAGAGAAGTTGACCTCCAACGAACTCAAGCAGGTCATCGCGCGCGACACCGACACGCTCGGGCGACTGCTCGACATGGGTCTTTCGACTCAAAACATGTTGGTACGCGCCGCGATAGAGCGCATCAACGAGTACAGTCAGGCGCTTGACGCGCTAGAGGCACGACAAAAGACTAGCGCGGCTTCGATGGCAGGCGCCGCGACTGGCGCTGCCGGTGCTTCGACAGCGCCCGCGGCACCCACCGCGCCGAGTGCGTGGGACAAGTACATCGCTGAACTCAAGGCGGCAGATGCCGCGAAGGAGGCTGCTAGAGCAGCCGAGAAAGCCACGCGCGAGCAAGAACGGGCGCAGCGCGAGGCCGCTCGAGCAGCAGCGGCGGCGCAACGCGAGATGGCGGCAGCGGCGCGCGAGGCCGCACGCGCAGCGGAAGAATTGCAGCGTGCCATCGACTCCACGATGACACCTTTCGAGCGCACACAGGCTGCGCTCGTCGAGACCGTCAAGAACCTCGCCACCTTCCGCGCCGCTTCGAGAATCACGGCAGACGAGTACAAGACCCGCATGGCGGCGATATTCGACGCGTTCCGCACGCCCGAAGAGGTCGCTGCCGCTTCCTACGAGGAAGGTGTGGCCCTGCTCGACATCGCCACCGGACTCGGCGCGGTCACACCGGAGCAGTACGCGGCGCGCATGCAGAAACTCATCGACGACGCGCTGCCGCTCGTCACCGTTTCGAGCCGCCGCGTATCCGGCGTCACGGGTGACCGCTCGCTGCTCGGCATGTCCGATGAGCAGACGCAAGCGCTTGCGGAACAGCGCGGGCAGATGGAGCGCACCAAGGCTGCGTTCGACGGCCTTGCTACTTCCATCGGTGACTCGCTCGGCAATGCCATCTCGCAGGGCGGCTTCGAGGGCATGACGACGCTGCAAGACATCGTGCGCAACACGCTGCGCGGCATCCTCGCGGACATCTTGTCTTCGGGCATCAAGAACGCACTCAAGTCCCTGTTCTCGGCCATCGGCAGCAGCGGCGGTGGCGGTGGTGGTCTCGCATCGTTCTTCACCAGTCTACTCTTGCCGAAAGCCTCCGGCGGTAGCGTCACGAACGCGCGACCGCTGCTCGTCGGTGAAGAAGGCCCGGAAGTGTTCATGCCGCATAGCAGCGGGCGCATCCTGTCGAACCCGACCATCACGGGCATGGGCGGTGGCGGCGTCAACTACTCACCGCAGACGAGCATCGTGGTGAACGGCAACGCGCTCGACGAGAAGACGAAGCAAGAACTCCTGGCCTATATCGAACTCGGCCGCGCCCGTGACCAACGGCAACTGTCGCGCATCGTCACGCAAAACAACTTGAGGGGGGCACGCTGATGCCGTACTACGAAAGCATCATCCCGCCATCGCTGCTGCCCGAACAGCCGGTCGACATCACGCTCGTCGATGACCAGACGGCGCTCTTCGCTCCCGTGTTCGGTCGCGGATGGTCGCAGCGCAACTCCTACGGCGACCCTCGATGGAGTGTCGGGCTGCGGTACAAGGGCATGAGGTCGTGGCAGCGCTCCCGACTGTTCTCCGCACTTCAAGAGGCACGCGGCAAGTTCTCGACCGTGCGCGCATCGGTCGCACAGGCGCTGCGCGGCAACTTCCCGACGACGGAACTCATCCCCAACAACGACTTCTCGACGACCTCTGTCACGGGGTGGGTGTCGGAGCGCGGCAACCTGCGCAGCGGTGACGGCGTGCTCCGCTCCGTCAACAACTCGGCGGCGGGATTCTGGCAACTCTACCGCACCAACATCGCCGTCACGCAGTACGCGCCCTACGCGCTCCGCGCCTTCTACAACACCAACCCCGCCATCGAGTCGCTGACCATCGGCCCTCGTCTCATCAGCGGCTTCCAGAGCGACAACTACACCACGACGAAGGGGCTGCGCACCGTGTCGATGGTCGCCGCCGGGGCCACGCTAGACGCGTACCCTTTCGTGCAGACCACGGGCAGCGGTTACATGCCGGGCACCTTCCTCGAACTGCCGTTCATTTCGCTTGCGCGCTGCGCGCTCGTCGACACCGGCTCCAACTACCTCGACCGCCCGAGCGAGTTTCATCAGCCTGCGTGGACGAAGACACGGCTCACCGCGACCGCCTCTGGCACGACCGCGCCTGACGGCACCTCGACCGCTGAAACCCTCACCGAGACTGTGACCTCCGGCACGCACTACATCTCGCACACTAACTCGCGCTCGTCTGGCGCCGCCGACATGTGCGTCTACGGGCACTTCAAGCAGGCTGTCCTCGACCGTGACATCACGCTCCGCATCAGCAACACAGCGGGCGGTGCCGACTATGCGGAGGCCACCCTCGACCTTTCAGCGGGCACCATCGGTGCGGTGACGCTCGGCGGCGCAGCAGTCAACGGTCGCGCTTTCGTCACGAGTCTCGGTAACGGGTGGTATAAAGCATCAGTCATCGCGCGCTTGCCGACATCGACGAGCATCACGGCAGAGGCGTATCTCAATGCTCCCGGTAGCGGTGTCAACTACACCGGCAGCACGGGTTCGATGTTCGCGTGGCAAATCGGCGCGACGCTGTCGAGCGTCCCGGTCAGGAACTCCGTGGCGCACAACCAAGCCGCTCCCGCAGGTATACCGCCCACGGGCGGTATGATGTACCTCAAAGGGCTTCCCGCGAGCACGGAGGGGTTGCTGCTTCCCGGCGACTTCTTCGAGGTCAACGGCGAACTCAAGCAGGTCACCATGTCGCTCGACTCCGACGCGGCGGGCCGCGGTATCGTGCAGTTCCGACCGGGGCTTGCGCGTCCTCCTGCCGACAACGACCCCGTCATCATCCACAATCCGCTCGGCCGCTTCGTGCTGATGGAAGACCCGAAGATGTCGCTTCAGTTCGGCTCGTACACCGATGCCGAGTTCATGCTCGAGGAGGTGTACGGATGAGCCGTTTCAGCACGACCGTCGCCGAGAGCGCGTCGGCAGAGACGCACATCGCGTATCGGCAACTCGTCGATGTCACCGTCAACTCTGGCACCACGCTCCATCTCACCACGGGCAACCAGTTCATCTTCACGCTCGGCAACACCTACTCACCCGTGGGTGGTCTGGGCGGCATCGAACCTATCGAAGAGGAAGCGGAGCCGCAGCCTAGCACCGTGCGCCTGTGGCTCTCGGCGGTCGACTCGGCGTCCCTCTTCGCGCCGCTGCAAGAGGACATGTTCGGTCGACCCGTGGTCATCCGGCATTGCTACCTCAACCCCAACGACTGGTCGGCCATCCACACGCCCGACACGCTCTGGACGGGCTTCATCAACAAGGTCGAGGTGCGCTTCGCTGACACGGAGCGCGGCAACTTCTACGAGATAGAGGCCGAGACGGCGCTGCGCCGACAGGCGCTCGTCAACAACTTCAACCGCGAGACGCATTGGGTCGGCATGGGCTACAGCGGCGACTTGTTCTTCAACTACATCGACCAGATACCGCTCGCTCGCACGATGTGGGGCCAGAGGCCGACCGGATATAGCGGCGGCGGTGGTATCGTCGGTCCCGACGACAGAGGCCCGCAGTACGACCGATGAGCGACATCAAGACAGCCTTCACCGCGCACCTTGCGCTATGGCGCGAACGCCCTTACGCGCTCGGCAAGAGCGACTGCGTGACCTTCGTCTGCGAGTGGGTCGATACCGTGCTCGGCACAGACTACATGGCCCGCGTGCGCACCCGGCTCGACTACGCCGACAACATCGGCGTGCTGTCGGCCATCAAGATGCCGGGCGGCTATGAGGCGCTCGTCCGCGCGTTCTGCGGTGACCCCGCCCATCCTGACGCTGCGTGGGAGCGGGGCGACATCGCGCTCTTCCTGACGGGCAAAGGCGAGGTCGCCTTGGGTCTGCTCGGTGAGCACCTCGTCTACGCACCCGACCGCGACGGGCTCGCCGCCGTCGACTGTGCGCGCGTCCTCAAGTTCTGGAGACTCCCATGCCTCAAGCAGTAGGCGCGGCAATCCTCGCGGCGTTCAAGGTGGCGACATGGAAAGCCCTTGTCATCAAGGCGCTCGTCTACTCTGCCGCAACCTTCGCGCTGACCAAGGTGATAAATGCTCTGACGCCTCGACCGAAGACGGGCGAGACGCGCGGCATAGATGTGTCTGTGGTCGACAGCGCCGCCGATGGGCGCGTCCTGTACGGCGAGGTGCGGACGAGCGGCATCAATGTCATCCCGCCGTGGACGAGCGGCGACAACAACCGATATCTCCATCAGGTGCTCGCGGTCGCGGTGCATGAAATCGACTCGTACTCCGATGTCTATTTCGACCAAGACACCATCAGCAACGCCGCCATCGGCGCGGTGACGAGCAGCGCCAACGACGGCAAGGTGACGGGCGGCAAGTACAACAGCGCCGCGTGGATTCGTCGCTATCTCGGCACCGCGTCGCAGACCGTCGACTTCATCCTCAACGCGGCCTTCTCCGGCACATGGACTGCCGACGCTCGCGGTCGCGGCATCGCGTATGTCGCGCTCCAGTACGACTACGGCGACGGCAAGGTCTACTCGGGCATCCCGCAGATAACCTTCAAGGTGAAGGGCAAGAAGTGCTACGACCCGCGCCTCGACACTTCGCCGGGCGCGAACCCGACAAATGCTGCGTATGCCGCGTGGACGACCAACCCCGCGCTCTGTTGGGCCGACTACAAGACCGCGGCCTATGGCCGGAATGTCCCTGCCGCTGACATCGACTGGCCCTCCGTCGTGACCGCTGCCAACGAGTGCGAGGAACTCGTCGCCATCCCCGGAACCACGCAGAAGCGGTACACCTGCAACGGCATCCTTCTCGCCAACAACGACCCGAACGACAACGAGAAGAAACTGCTCGACGCGATGATGGGCCGCATGGTCTACATCCGTGGCAAGTGGACGGTGTACGCGGGTTCGTGGCAGACGCCGCAGACGGTCATCGACAAGGCCGACTGGTCGGCGCTCGGTGCCATCCAGACCACGGCCTCGCGCGACGGCGGTCGCTTCAACGGCGTGCGCGTGTACCACATCGACCCGGAGCGCAACTGGCAGCGCGTGGAGTGCTTCCCGCGCTTCTCCGACACCTACCGCACCGCCGACAACAACGAGCGCATCTGGTTGGAGATGGAGCAGCCGATGTGCACCAACGCCTTCGAGGCGCAGCGCAAGGCCGAACTCCTGCTCCGTGCCTCCCGCAACGGCGTGCGCGTCACGGGCACGCTGCCGCCGCGCTTCATGCTCCTGGCCCCGTGGGAGACCGTGTCGCTCAACTTCGACGAACTGGGGTGGGTGTCCAAGACCTTCCGCATCGTCACCACGACACCGAACCCGGACGGCAGCATCGAAGTGTCGATGGTCGAGGAGCAGACGGGCGATTGGGCCGACATGGCGGCGGGCGAGTACGGTAGCCCGTCCGTCGCCACGCTGCCCACCGCGAACCCGACAAGCCCTAGCGCGCCGCGCAATCTCCTTATCGAGCCGCAGCCGGGGCTCTTGCGCTTCGACTGGGATGAGCCTGTGGTGAAGCCGGAGGGCACGCGGTATCGCGTGCTTGCAGCGGCGGGCAGTTACGCAGACCCCTCGTCCCGTGCCGTCATCTTCGACGGTGTGGCGACCGACGCGCTCTATCCCATCCTCAACACATCGTCGAGGCAGTTCTACCAAGTGCAAGCCTATGCAGGCTCGTACTTCAGCGACTACACGCCGAACACTTTTGGTATCGGCGCTGTGCCGCTGTATGGCGGAGTGGAAAAACGAGTT